CAAGACGTATTGAGATAGAGTTGAAAGACAGAATAGCAAACAATAAAATAGACCCAGAAACAGGCTTAGAAAATGCTAAGGGTAACGTTAAAACAGTTGCAGATTTGATGAGTATAACAGATACAGATACAAAGAAACCAAAGGCTTCACAAAGTTTTTTTAAGGATTTACTAGGAAAATCATTTGATAACTTTGCGGATAAGGCTGCTAAAAAAGGGGCACTCTCTGATATAGACTTCTTTGGCACAGATATAAACCCTATTCCCACTATATCTACTTCAGGGGCTACAACTACAGGCGTTACAGATAAAAAGCTTCCTCAGTATAAAAGTAGTAGTAGAGTTAAAGCAACTTCTCGTGCAACTGATGATGAAATACGTAAAGCAACCGGGAGCGACCCAAAAAGCTCTTTTCCTATTATTGATGTATACAAAGAGGACGGAAATGACGGCTCTAATACTCCAAGCCCTACGACTGAAGATTTGGGGGGCGGCTATCAAGGAAGTACGCCGGGAAGTGATACTACTGGAAGTGTCGGTAGTGGAGGTGGGCCTTCTTATGATGATGATGCAGCAGGTGACTATGATGATGACACAACAGGTGTTTTTAAAGGCGGTCTAATAGCCAAACCTGCAAATAAGAAACAAAACAAGAAACGAACAACCCAGCGAAGAAAAGGCTTAGGCACTAGGCCATAACTATAAAAAGGAAAACTAATGCCACCAGAAATGACAGTAATGGAGAAACCTAAAGTAGCAGGTTTTGTTGATACTACATATCGCAACGCTAACGCACGGCGCATTGCAGAAGAAGAAGCTGAGATTGCTAAACTTGATGGCTCACAAGAGGAAGAAGCAAGTGAGCAGCAAGAGGAGCAACAAGAAAGTGTTGCAAAAGAGCAACAGGTTGAAGCTAAGGAGCCTGACACAGGGGAAGAACGCACATACAAGAAACGGTATGATGACATTCGCAAGCTTCAAAGCAATACTGCAGCAGAACTAAAGACTATGAAGGCTCAACTAGAGAATGCCAAAGAGCAAGGCGTTTTGCGCCCCCCAAAGAGCGATGAAGACATTGAAGCATGGGCTTCCAAGTACCCTGACGTTGCAGCTATTGTTGAAACTATTGCTGAGAAGAAAGCACAAGAAAAGTTTAGCTTTGCAGAGGGTAGGTTACGTCAGCTTGATGAAATGACAGCAGAAGCGGATCGTAGTAAATCTATGGATGCTATTCGTGAATCACACAATGACTTTGATGAACTAAAGGAAAGTGATGAGTTCCACGATTGGGCAGGGGAACAGCCTAAGTGGGTACAGGATGCTTTGTATGAGAATCAAGACGATCCACGCTCCGTAGTACGAGTTATTGATCTATACAAAGGTGATAAGGGATTAGACACTAAGTCTCGTAAGAAGTCATCTAAGGCTGCTGCGTCTGCAGTTGTAACTAAACGTACAACTAAGCCGAGTCAATCTGACGGTGAAGTTACTTTTACTGAATCTCAAGTTGCCACGATGTCAATGAAGGATTTTGAGAAACATCAGGATGCTATTATAGAAGCCCAGCGTTCAGGTAAATTTATTTATGATCTTTCTGGGGGTGCAAGGTAAATAAACGCTTGACACCTAAAGATTACTAAGTATAACTATACACGTAAGACACTACTTTGAGAAGCAAGCCCTACTTTATAGTAGCTACCTTGCTTCTCAATTACTACTAAGCAACAACATATTAGTTAAGACCTACCTGAATTTACAGGCCCGTTGTAAAAACGCCACCCTTAGAAATACAGCCTCTTAAACTTGTGTTAAGCTTAATTAAACCTAAGCCAAACATTTAATGGAGGAACCATCATGGCTTTTACAACGGCATCAGGTTATGGGAATTTACCAAACGGTAATTTTAGCCCAGTAATCTATTCAAAAAAAGTACAGCTTGCATTTCGCAAGAGTACAGTAGTTGGTGACGTTACCAACTCAGACTATTTTGGTGAAATCGCTGCACAAGGTGATACAGTCAAGATTATCAAAGAACCTGAAATTTCTGTCTCAGAGTATGCACGTGGCACAAATGTCACAGCACAAGATTTGCAGGACGAAGATTTCACCTTAGTCATTGATAAGGCTAATTATTTTGCCTTTAAGATGGACGATATTGAAGAAGCACATTCACATGTGAACTTCATGGACCTTGCAACAAGTCGCGCTGCATACCGTCTAGCTGACAACCATGACCAAGAAGTTCTTGCGTACATGTCAGGCTATAAGCAGTCTTCTTTGCACAGCAAAGGCAATGCCCTTAACACAACTGTTAATGGTTCTAAGGCTGTAGCTACTGCAGGTGCTAACGAACTGCTCTCTTCTATGCAACTGCATAAAGGTGACTTTGGCAACATCACTACTTCTTCTGCTGGCACTCACTCAATTCCTGTGACTGCACGTATGCCGGGAGCTACTTCCCTGCCAACGGCTACCGTTTCTCCTGCAATGATTATATCACGCATGAAACGTTTGCTTGATCAACAGCAAGTTGACTCACAAGGTCGCTGGCTCATCGTTGATCCAGTATTTATGGAAATCCTTGCTGATGAAGATTCACGCTTCATGAACGCTGATTTCGGTGAATCAGGTGGTTTGCGTAACGGTCTGACTGTTAACAACTTCCACGGCTTCCGTGTATATTCCTCGTCCAATTTGCCAGCACTCGGCACTGGGGCAGGTACAGCAGGTACAGCTAACCAATTGACTAATTGCGGTATTATCGTAGCTGGTCATGACTCGGCTATTGCAACTGCAGAGCAGATCAACAAAACCGAAACATATCGTGACCCTGACAGCTTTGCTGACATTGTTCGTGGTATGCATCTATACGGTAGGAAGATTCTTCGTCCTGAAGCAATCGTCACTGCCCGTTATAACGCAGCATAAGGGAGATATAAATTATGGCTACTTATGATATGACTTCCATTGATACCGCTGGTGTTGGGGCAAACTCTATTGCTGTCCCAACCAATGTTGGTAACTCTGTACGGACCATTGAAGCAATCCTAGATATTGATGCAATGGTTACTGCTGGATACTCTGGCGCAGATGGTGACATCTTCCAACTTCTTGAAATTCCTGCTGAATCTTTCATCTTATCTGCTGGTGCAGAAATCATGAAGTCATTTACGGCTTCTTGTACTGCAGATATTGATTTTGCTGCAGGTGATGACATCGTTGATGGTGCTGATCTTACTCAAGCTGCTGGTACATACCTTGCAAAAGGTACTAATGGCTACACTAATACTGTTGGTACTGGTGCAGCTTCAACGCCTCATGCAGACTTCCATGCTACATCACTAGCTTGTGTTGCTGCTGCGGATACTATTGATGTAAAAATTGATGGTGCTGCCCCTGCAACTGGGCGTCTACGGCTCTATGCAGTAATTGCAGATGTTTCTGCTGCAATGACAGAACCTGCTGTAGCACAGCGTGATCTACTGTAATAAACCTATATACTTTGGGGCTGGCTATACGCTGGCCCCATTGGTGTATCAAACTTATGCAACCAAAAGGCATAAAAGATTTATTAAGGAAATATAATGGCTCTTACTTTTCTTACTTTAACTAATAGTGTTATTACACGCATGAATGAAGTAGAGCTTACTTCTAGTAACTTTACAAGTGCTAGGGGTGTACAAATACAATGTAAGAATGCAATTAATGAATCAATACGATACATCAACCAACGTGAGTTTGGATATTCTTTTAATCACGCTATTAATTCTTCTACCTTAATAGCAGGACAAACTAGATACACTGCTCCTACAAGCACAAAGTCTATTGATTATAGTACAGCTAGAATTAAGAAAAGCACTGACCTTAATGTGACAGGTAATAACCTATCAATGTTGAACTATAATGAATATATTGAAAAAGACTATGCCAATAATGAAGATAATGTTTTTGCTACAACGCTAAACGGATCACATTCTAGTAGCGTAACTACATTAACCCTTACCACTACTACAGGGATAGACGCTACAGGCACAGTACACATAGGTAGTGAGCAAGTCACTTATACTGGTGTATCAGGTAATGACATTACTGGCTGCACACGTGGGGCTAATAACACTACTGCTGCCATACATGCAGATGATGTTGCTGTCACACAGTTTGAAGATGGCGGTGTACCTAGAAGCATTGTACGCACCCCTGACAATAACTACCTATTGCATCCATACCCAGATAAAGCTTACACGCTTGCTTTTGATTATTATACCTTTCCTGCAGACTTATCTGCACATGGAGATACAACAAGTGTACCTGATAGGTTTGCGCCTGTGATAATAGATGGTGCTACAGCTTATGTGTATCAGTATCGTGGTGAGTTAAATCAATACCAGATAAACTTTAGTAGGTTTGAACAAGGCATTAAAAACATGCAGAGCTTGTTAATTAATAAGTTTGACTATATCAGATCAACTGTAATTAATAGGCCACGGGGTTCTGCTAACTTTATGTCAGGTGTTAGTTAATGCCAGATAGTTCGCAAACACAACCAGTAGCATTTAATTGTGAGGGTGGTTTAGTTTTAAACCGTTCTAGCTTTTTAATGGACCCCGGACAGGCAGTACAGTTAGAAAACTTTGAACCTGATATTCAAGGCGGGTATAGAAGAATAAACGGATATACTAAATTTATTAATCAAGTAGTTCCTATTACAAGTAGTACTTCAGAAGAGCCTTTAATGGTAGTTTCTTTTAATAATAGAACATTAGCGGCTAGAGGTGAAAAGATATTTTCATCTTCATCTACACAATTAGCTATTCGTATTGCATCAAGTACAGCTATGACAGGTTCTGGTTCTATAACTGTAGACTCTACTACAGGTTTTGCTTCTAGTGGTAATCTTCAAATTGGCGATGAGAAATTTACATACACAGGAGTTACTTCAAACTCTTTTACTGGTGTAACTAGAGCTACTTCAAGCACTACTGCTGCAACTCATATTACAGATAGTTCTATATCAATAGATTGGACAGAAATAGATACAGGTAGAACAAATGCTAAAAAGTACCATTTTGAAAGATTTAATTTCGATGGTAATGAAAAGATTGTTTTTGTAGATCAAGTTAATGCCCCTGTAGTTTTTAATACTTCTTTGTCTGCTACAGATGTTACCGATAGTAGTGTAGCAGGTGCAACTGTTGTAGCGGCATATAGAAATCATATGTTTTATGCAGGTAAGTCTACTACACCACAAGAAGTAGTATTTAGTGAGCCTCTTAATGAAGACGGGTTTAACTCTGGTAACGGTGCAGGTAGCATTAAGGTAGACGATACTATTGTTGCCTTAAAAGTTTTTCGTAATAGTTTATTTATATTTTGTGAAAACAGAATATTTAAACTAACAGGTTCATCTAGTTCTGACTTTGTTGTAGAACCAGTAACAAGAAATATTGGATGTATTAATAGCTTTACTGTACAGGAATTTGCAGGGGATTTAATTTTTCTTGGGCCAGATGGCTTGCGTACTATTGCGGGTACAGAACGTATTGGGGATACAGAGCTAGGTACAATAAGTAAAAACATACAATCTATATTTGATAAAAACATTAAAGACTCAGTAGATTTTGATAGCATAGTTATACCTGACAAAACCCAATATAGAATCTTTTTTAATAAATCAGGACAAGCTTCAACTCTTTCTAGGGGAGTAACTTGTGTTTTAAAAAAAGATGGCTTTGAGTTTTCTGAATTAAAAGGATTTAAAACTACTTGTACGGATACCTTTGTAGAGACAGGTGATGTTATTTCCTTGCATGGAGACATAGATGGCTTTATACACAGACAAGAAATAGGAAGTACCTTTGATGGTACAACTATAAAAGGTAAATATAGAGGTCCAGACATGGTGTTTGGAGATTCTGGTATACGTAAGCATGTGCAAAAGGTTATTATTAACTATAGACCTGAAGGAAATGTTGACGCTGATTTAATTGTACGTTATGATAATGAAGATAAAAACTCAGCTAGACCAGCAGTGTATCCTTTTTCTACAGTAACTTTATCTGCTGCATATGGTAGAGCAGTATATAGCACAACTACAAGTACAGCACAATTTATATATGGTGGAGGTAAAGACCCTTTAGATAGAAAGTCTGTAGAAGGGTCAGGTTTTTCTGTAATACTTAAAGTAGAAGATGATGGAGAAAGTAATCCATATTCTTTAAAAGGGTTTCAGTTAGAATATCAATTAGGAGCAAGACGTTAAATGGGCGCTATATACACAAGACAATCAACATACGCAGATGGCGATACCATTACAGCGGATCATACTAATGATGAATTTGATCAGTTACTAGCTGCCTTTGCTGCAAGCACTGGACACACACACGATGGGACTACTGCAGAAGGTGGTCCTATTACTAAACTGCTTGGTACTTCTATTACTATTGGTAATGCTACTTCAGGTACAGACATTACAGTAACCTTTGATGGTGAAAGTAATGACGGTGTACTAAAGTGGATGGAGGATGAGGATTACTTTGAGTTTTCTGATGATCTACTTATTGCGTCAACAGAGAAGATTCAGTTTCGTGATACTGGCCTCTATATTAATTCTAGTGCTGACGGCCAGCTTGACATTGTAGCAGACACAGAAATACAAATTGCTGCTACTACTATTGATATTAATGGTCTTGTTGATATATCAGGCAATTTATCTGTAGGTGGTAACTTAGATGTTACAGGTACGTTTGATCTTAGTGACGCTAACTTTACTAATGCTGGTGATATTCAACTAGATAGTATTTCTGGTGATAGCGATACTAATACAAGTATTACCTTTAGTGGGTCAGATGTAATCACTGTTGCTACTGGTGGTGAAACACAGATTACATTTAACAACGGCTCTATACTTCCTACAACAGATAACGATGTAGATTTAGGTTCTAGTTCACTAGAGTTTAAAGATATATATATAGATGGTACAGCCTACCTAGATGCTATTAACTTTAATGGTACAGCTATCTCAGCAACTGCTGCTGAACTTAATATTATGGATGGCGTAACTAGCACTGCTGCTGAGTTAAATGCTTTAGATGGTATTACATCTACTGCAGCAGAGTTAAACATTCTTGACGTAAGTAATTCTACTTTAGGTGACTTATCAGAAATTAGTACAGTAGCTAATGATGATGTATTTCTTGCTGTTGATACTTCTGGTGGTGGACTTAAAAGAATTGCACGTAGTACAGTTGTAGCTGGTCTTGCTACATCAGGTGCAATAGCTAACGTAGTAGAAGACACATCGCCACAACTAGGTGGAAACCTAGATATGAATGGTGCTGACATTGTTACAACTTCTAATGCTACTCTTGACTTAGCTCCTAATGGAACAGGTACAGTTGTTGTAAGGGGTAATACTAACTCAGGTGCAATAGTATTTAACTGTGAAAGTAATAGCCACGGACAAAAAGTATTTGGACAACCTCACTCCGCAAGTGTTACAAATACTTTAATGTTACCAGCAGGTGCTAACTCTACTTTGGTATCACTTGTATCTACAGACACACTTACTAACAAAACTTTAACCTCTCCTAAGATTAACGAAGACGTAGCAGTAACCTCTACAGCTACAGAGTTAAACCTGCTTGATGGTGTAACTTCTACTACAGCAGAGTTAAACATCTTAGACGGTGTAACTTCTACTACAGCAGAGTTAAACTTAATTGATGGTGGCACATCAAGAGGTACAACTGCAGTAGCATCTGGCGATGGTATACTAATTAATGACGCTGGTACAATGCGTATGACTAATGTTGATACTGTGTCTACCTACTTTGCAGGTCACAGTGTAGGTGGGGCTAATATTGTTACTACTGGCGCTCTTAATAGTGGATCAATAACATCTGGCTTTGGTACAATTAACATTGGCTCTTCTGCCTTTACAACTACAGGGGCTGTAAACTTTGGTAGTTTAGCAGATGGTACAATTACCGTAACAGCATTTGCTGATGAAGACGATATGTCAAGTGACTCAGCTACGTTAGTACCAACACAACAAAGTGTTAAAGCGTATGTAGACGCCGTTGATACTGGAGCTACTAAAGGTTTTGCCATAGCAATGGCAATCGTATTCGGATAAAGGAAGAAATAAATGACCGTAATAAATTTAATTAACGTAGCAACTATTACACCTGTAACGGTGGCTGGTGCAATAACAACAAGCAGGGCAGCTATTATTGATGTTGCTGCTAACAAAGTTGCTAAAGTAAATACATTACTTATTGCAAACATTGACGGTACTAATGCTGCTGATGTTACTGTAGAGGTAAGTGTAGACAACGGCTCTAACTATGTTGCCCTAGCTAAGACAGTCTCTGTACCTGCTGATGCAACACTGATTGTTGTAGGTAAAGACAATGGGTTCTACTTAGATGAAACAGACTTACTCGCAGTTACAGCTTCTGCAGCTAGTGACTTAACATACTTGTGTAGTTTTGAACTAATGGATGATGCATAACAATGGCAAGACGTAATGGTGGCTTTATTGGTACTGATGGATTAGATGCACCTGATCCACCCACAGGCATATCTGCTGAAGCAAGTGATGCAGCTATTATTGTATCTTTTACTGCTCCTACTGATACAGGTAC